GGCCGGCATGTATACAGTAACGCTTATAACCGCGAGTTCGAACTGTATGCGGTAACGGGAGATAAGCCCGCAGACTACATATGCGGGTGGGCGGAGGATGGCGTCTATACAGATCGTACTAGCTATGAGACGCGGCTAGCTAATGAGGAACTAGCCCGCACACTGGCCACACTACGCACCAACTTGTCAGTAGTTGCCGGCCTAATGGGAGATGGATGGGCTTTTGAGGCGCGCGACGATGTTAACAGATGGGTAGGCATATTGAACGGGCCGACTATGGAGGAGATAAGTGTTACCCTTAACCGTGTCAAGGGTAAAGGCATCCTCCACATAAGCGGCTACTTTGACCGCGTGTTACCGCGCGCCTTTTCTGAATACAGGCTGGATGTAGAGTCGATTAATGTAGCGGCTGATAAGGCGCCCAAACAGATAGCGGGCGATATTACACGCCGCTTACTGCCGGCCTATCTCCCGTTACTGGAGGAGTTCAAGGAGCGTATAGCCCACAAGACCGAATGCCACAATGCAGCGGAGACCCTAGCGCGCGAGTTGGCCAGCATCTTTAAGACGGAATGTTACGCGGGCCGTGAAGGGAATAACACGGAACTGGCTACTACCTATACCGTGTCGCTATCCGGTAAGGCCAGCGTGGTTAGGGGAGAAATGACGGTATATGGAGATATGGCGGCTATCACACTGCGCAACATGACGGCAGAGCAAGCCCGCGTGTTAGCTACTCTGCTAACAACACAAGAGCCATTCGTCTAAGGGGATAGGACAATGAATGCTGCAACTATCGTAGGCTACACAGGCGATGCTAGGGTGTACTGTGTCGATTGCGCGAATAAGACATATACACCTGAGACCGACTGGCTAGCATGGGGTACGGATAGGCAAGCGGGCAACCTGGCTACTGATACCTGGCCCGCGATCAACGAGCGTGAGGGTAACGAGGTAACGCCGATATTTGCCGATAGTGAGACCGACACACAGCAATACTGCTGCCAGTGTCATGAGCTAATCGACAATAAGTACATCATGTGGGCGATACCTAGCAGACTGGCGCGTGAAGTAGGTATTGAGCCTACCGATACACTGCCATCCTTTGCCTGGCCGGGTGGTTATCAGATAATCTACTTCGACGTGCATATGGATGTAATGTGCCCGGACTGTGCTAACTCGTATGATGAGCGTCCTAATGTTGATAGCGCCTCACTGTATCAAGAGGGGCCGGCGATACAGTGTGATGTGTGCGGCAAGATGATAGAGTCGGATTATGGCGACCCTAATGAGGAGGAGATAACAGACTGATACGGGCCGCGTGTAGGATGGTAGAATAGTCGATAGGGAGGATAGGACAGTGACGTACAAGGGAGCGATGGAAGTAGTAGCGCGAGTACAGGCGCGGGACCATGCGGTGATGGCTAATGTATGCGCGGGAGATAGCAGCGGTAACGAGCATCTTACGTCGCCAGGGACGGATGATAGCTACTATGTGCGTGTGTACCGAATGGACACGGGCGAATATCTGTATAGCGTCCCTAGCGGGATGTAAGGGGAGGATAGAACAATGATGCCGCAACATTACCGCATTGACCCGCAAGAGCTGGAGGATGGCAAGGTAGCGGATGGCGTAGTAGTCAACGATCAAGGCGTGTGGTATGGAGAGGTTGTGGTAAGACTCGGCAACTTTGACCGCGTGATTCCGTACTCCGACGATAGCGGCGATTATATTCCGGTACCGGATGATGGGGACTGGATGCGCGAATTACACGCGCGGGAACTTGACTAGTAGCTGTAAGGGAGGCTAGGACAATGGCACACACATTAGACTACAGCCCGGCAGAATTAACACCGTATGCCGGCGCTGAGTTAGTCGATAGTTGCGGCTATGTGCTGATAACATTCTCAGAGCCAACCGCGCGTTACGATGGCTGGAGTGAGGATGAGGAAAAAGGATACCGGGCCAGCGTAATCCGCGTGTGTAAGGAGTGGGCTGCGGAGAATGGGCAATACGATCTAGGGCTACTAATGGTAGTAGTCAATCCTTACCGTGATAGTGCGGAGGAGTATTATCTAAGCGATCTGTAGCCCTATCAGTCTATAGGCCCGTTAGTCGAAGTGACTAACGGGCCTATCTGTTTATAGCCCGTGTGAGCGTCAACCTAATGACTCACGCGGGCTATATCTAGTGTGTGGGTACCTAGCAGCCTCCTAGACTACTGGCCGGCGTAGATAGCGTGTCAAGGCGCCGTGAGGATGTTGGGGATAAGGGGATAGTGCTTCAATTAGCCAATTGACAAATACACAAATAGGCTGTAAGATAGGTACATAAGGAAGTTAGTGGTACGGAGGATTCGACAGTGACTAAGGATCAAGCGGTCTATGCGTCTCATAAGATTAGTGCGACTTTTCCCGGTGTTGAAGCATTGCCTAACTCTGATGAGTATGGCAAGCATAGTGTAGTGGCGTTACTGCACGGTAGCGTTAGGGATCAATTCACCAGCATAGACGACGCTTACCGCGTGTATCCTTGGAAAGTAGCCCGCACGGGAGATTAGCTAACACGCCGCTTACGACTACTGGCCCGTTGACTGTAAAAGGTTAACGGGCCTTTTGTTATGCCCCAGTAGCGTCAACATCCCCGCTATCCTCACACCCGCGCGTGTTGATAAGCTACTAGTGTCATTGTCACCATGAGACACTAGGCAGTGTGTTAGCTAGCTAACAATTATCATGGGGGTGGTGAACAAATTGGGCGCCGAATACAGAGACCGCACACCAGCAGGGGAAAAAGCCTACATCCTACAGCGCCAGTCTGCCGCATGGGAACTGCGTACCAAGGGCTGGAGTGTCATGAGGATAGCAGACAAGCTGGCTGTGAGTACTGCCACGATCTCTAATGATCTCCAGGTCAAATTATCGGAGTTTGCAGAGTCGGAATCACGCAATGCCGATCAATGGCGCAACGAGGAGCTGGCCAAATTAGACCGCGTGATAGAAACGCAAATGGCCAAATCGGAATCTGAGAGTGTGAGAAGTGCAGATCATGCCTCCGCTGTGATTCGGGCTATTGAACTCAAAGCCAAAATGCGCGGCTTGTTTATGCCCGTCGATATTAACGTAACCGGAACCTTGACATTTGCTGATCTCCTCCGCGTCCGTAAAGATAGACTAAGGCAACAGAACACGATAGACGGCGTGATAGTGGCCGAGGAGGTTACAGGCGCCAGTGAGTCTATCGCCGGCCTATTAGCCACTGTGAACAATGGCGCCGATACCACGCCGGCCACTGTGAACAATGCGCCTATCGACACACGGGCCAGCGTGGATAATGGCGCCAAAATAACTCATGAGAATAACACTTCTCACGAGTAATAAGGCCCATTTGTCACTAGCCACACTGACTACCAGGCCACTATCCACAGCGGATCACACGGGCGCCTAGATCGTAGCCCGCGTGTTACTAGTGTGGGCGCAATCCTCGTAAGGCCAGCGGGAGGATAGGCGCCGATGAATACAAGGATACGGCCCGATAGCTACGACGCCACAGTGAGCCTTACAATCACTCACACAGCCTATCGCCCGTATTAGCCACTGTGGATACTGGCAATGTTGGCCACTGTGGATACTGGCATTCACGACCTACAGACACGCGGGCCGATACTGAAACTAGAACAAATGTGCTAAGGGAGGATTGACGGATGGTGAAAGTACTGTTCATCGCCGCTGTGTCCATCGCGTCTTTGGGAGCTGTGGGTATCGGCGCCTTACTCTACATGCGCCTTAGAGACATTATTAGGCAGGATTAACGAAGCATGGCCAACTTAGACCTGAAACCGCTGCCTAAACTCCACGATCATAACTACGTGGAGATTCTAGACATGTTTGACGAATACGAGTCTTGTCAGACATGGTGTGATGAGATATTGGGCTACGATGCCTGGAATACACAACGCGCCATTATGGACGCCATATCTAAACCTGGCGCTAGAGTCGCGGTGAAAGCTTGCCATGCTAGCGGTAAGACTTCCGTAGCCGCCAGAATAGCCCTATGGTTTACATTCACGGGCGGTGTGTGTATTACCACGGCTCCTACATGGCCGCAAGTAGAGATGCTGCTATGGAAGGAGATACACGAGGCTTATCATGCCAGCAAGTACGGACTAGGGGGCGAATTACTGCAAACGAATTTGCGCGTGGATGTTGGTAGTTATGCGTTCGGGCTATCGACTAATGAGGGTGTTAGGTTTCAAGGCTTTCACGCGCGACAAGGCGCCAAAATGCTAGTCATCTTAGATGAGGCGCCAGGTGTTAAGCCTATGATCTGGGAGGCGATAGAAGGTATTAGGTCGGGTGGTGATGTACGAATCTTGGTTCTAGGCAATCCGGTTATGGGAAGTGGGCCATTCTACAACGCCTTCAACCGCGACCGTGAGATATGGCAGCACTTCACGATTGACGCCTTTGATAGCCCGAATCTAACCGGACTCACGGAGGAAACTTTACTCCAGCTCCCAGATCACCTACTAGACAATAACCCACGACCTTACCTCACAACGCGACGTTGGGTGAAAGAACGACTATTGGTGTGGGGCATAGATTCGCCTATCTACCAATCGCGCGTAAGAGGCCGTTTCCCCACACAAGGCGATGATGCGCTATTCGACCTTACCTGGCTAGAACAGGCGCGTGTGAGAGTGACACCAGAGCCGCCTATGACAGTCGGATGGTGGGCTGGTATTGATGTTGCCGGCCCTGGTGAAAGTGAGACCGTTGTCAGCATTCGACACGGCTCCGTTATCAAAGAACAGCACTTCTTTGCAGACTCCGACCCGCGTGATAAGGTGTTAGGCGCCTTAGAGCCTTACCGCATTTGGGGCATTCAGGTCAACGTAGACAGTATCGGACAGGGATATTATTTCGCGCGCCACCTGGAGGATAATAACTTCACGGTCCACGATATTAATGTGGGTAGTGGCGCCATAGACAACGAGAAGTACACAAACCTTAAAGCAGAG